TTAAACAGCGACAAGTTCAGCCAATTTGTCAGCAACATCATCCTTTGATTTTTTGGACAAGTGAGTATATAAATCCATTGTGATTGCTATTTTAGCGTGACCTAACCTCTCTTGTGCAATCTTAGCGGGAATCCCAGCCTCAAACAGTAACGAAGCGTGGGTGTGTCTAAACCCGTGGGGAGTAATCCTTTTTAATCCATGCTTCAATATAAGTTTATCCAGTCTGTTTCTCACAGTGTCGCAAGAAAAATTAAACAATTTAAACGATCCGTGTAAAGGTTTGATACTTTGCTTAATATATAATTTGGCTAACGACATGGTCTCAGCGTCCATTGATATAGCGCGAGTGCTTTTTTTGGTTTTAGGAGATTGTACAGCCCATCCTTCTTTTGTATAGGCAATAGTTTTTGTAATGCTGATAGTATTGTTATGGAATTCAAAGTCGGTATCTTTTAAAGCCATTAATTCACCAATTCTAAAACCGCCATAACTCAGCAATCTATAAATCAGACGCATCTCTAGACTTTCTTCAGCTTCCACAATCCTCAAGAAAGTATTCAATTCCTCTTTTGTGTAATATTTTTTGGTGAGTGTATTCACGTTTTTGTAAGTGCACTTTGATCTCAATGTCTTGCTCATAGGGTTATTATCAATAATACCTAAATTGACAGCAAATTTAAAAATTCTGTTTGCTAGACTTAGATAAAGCGTATAACCGCTATATCGAGACAAGCAATTCACAAATTTTTGACAAATCATGACAGTTATCTTCGTCATTTGCAGTTGTCCTAAATGTGGCTTTAAAATTGTTTTATAGTAGTTTTGGTTAACCAGAAATGTTGACGGTTTGACTGTATTCTTATACTGTTCAAACCACAGTTTAGCTACGTCATCAAATGTAGTTCTATCATTGCTTTTCCAGGCGCCTTGACGCTGAAAATCATCAATAAGTTTTACCTCGGCTCTTTTAGCTTCTCTTTCCGTTTTAAAACCTTGCCTAGTTGTCCTGACTTGTTTACCAGTCACGGGATCAACCCCGAGGTATGCTCTTAAGCAATAGGCAGTTGTGCCATCTTTTTTAGTGTATTTTTTAATCATTGTTTTTCCTCTCTCTTTGCGCTGGGGAGTGCTGATTTTGAGATAGGATATTGGCATCACCTCCTAAAAATGGTATAATTAGGTACAAGAAAACGAGCCATTTAATGCTTGTTTCTTATTGATTGCATATCGCCTCACGCTCTCCTCGCCAAATTTGAGCGTGGGGCTTTTTTATTTGTCTTTATTATTGTCTTCTAGGTGTTTAATAGCATAATTTACTTCTTTTTTAGTAAAACCACCACCGTCGCTGTTAGCAGAAAGTTGTTCTTTTATCGTTTCTTTTGATGCGCCGAATTTTTGCATACTTTTAGCTTGGGCAAGTGCATTCTTTTTCCAGTTTATCTTTAATTTTTTCGCTGCATAATCAACAGCTTTCTTTTCAAATTTACTTTCGTTAATCATCATGTCATAAAATGCTTTTTTTGACATATTGGCGTCTTTCACCATTTTTGCTGTTTCTAAAGCGTTTTGGTATTCCTTTGATACAGCAACTACAGTAACAGATTGACTAAATAACTTGTTAGATAATTCTGGAGTTGTAGCTGTAGCCATAACTCCAACAACAACTATCGCAATAATTGAACATTTTTTCATAATAAATCTCCTTATAAAAATAATCTTAATTTTTAAAATTTACCCAAAAACTTCTTCGTTGGACGGGATTGTCATTTTCCCGAATAACTCCCCACAACCTCACCAATAATTCTAAAGTCGCTATCTGCGTCAATCGGAATGTCATCGTACTTGCTATTTAAACTGTGCAGAAATGCCCCCTCGGCGTTTATAAGCAACTGTTTGATATAAGCGTCACCATAGTATTCAAAGACGCCTATATCGCCATCCGTGAGGTCTACGGATAGCTTAACAAATACATAATCCCCAGAGTGATACTTCGGTTCCATGGAATCACCATAAACAGGGATAACAAAGTCTGCGTCATAATCGACTGGTAACTCAATTTTTTCTACTTGTACATCATTTAGATACTGACCTGTACCAGCTGAAGCTGCGTGGTCGTAGTAGTTGTAAGAAAATAATTCTACTACTGTATTCTTACTATCTTCTACTGTGTTTTGTTCAGATAAAAGATTTTCACCGTAACTTATCCAATCACTGTGACGAGGTTCTTTGAGTTCTTTGTCTAATTGGATGACGATGTTAGAAGTAGCAGAAATAATTTCAGGAGAATACATTTCTACTAAATCAGATTTTTCAACGTTAAAATAGTTAGCCATCAATTCGATTTTGTCGATTCTTGGATAAGTTTTGGCGTTTACCCAATCTAAAACTGTGCTGTACTTAAAATTCATCGCTTTTGAAAACTCTTTAGGGTTCATATTCTTTTTTTCTAAATGCCTTCTTATATTTGAAGCCATTATCTTTTTATTTCCGAGAGACCCACTCATAATAACACCTCATTTCTAGTTGTATTATAACGGATAAACCGTGCTTTTGTCAAAAAATAATTTAAAAAATAAAAAAAATAGCAGTTTTGTGTTGACAACACGGTTTAACCGTGTTAAACTATAATCAAGCTTAAGGAATTAAGCAAAACGAAAGGAGGTACAGCTGATGAAGTCTAGGCTAAACAAAAAGCCTAAACACAAAGAACTAGAAGTCGAAATCAAGATTCTTTGGTTTAAGCTTAGAATTAAATATCTGATTACTAGGTAATCGGATAGGGGGTGAAATACCCCCACCCCATTTAGGGGTAAGTTTAGTTTAGCACATTGGCTGTATCTCCGCAAGAATGAAAGGAGAGGTTATGAGAGAACGAAATGAAAAGTTCATCGGAGTGCTAAAAGATATGCACATGCAAATTTTGCGAGACTTCACAAACGAAGAAGACCCCTTAACAAGGTGCGAGCTTGCTAAAGGGTTCCTCGAAATTGGTGACTATTTATCCAAACAATGACTCGCCACGCTCAAGAGCTTCGGCTATAACTTTACCATTATTGATTTGTTCTTGCTTTTCGGCTTCAACGAAAGGTAAATTATGTTGCTTAATAGCTTCCACAGAGTCTTCGTAAAGTTTGATTTTATCTTCGATAGACAAAGTAGGGCTAGAAGAAGCGACAATAGCGAGAGCTAAATCTTTTGAATTAGAAATTTTCATTAGCTTATCCTCCTTTCTGCTAGGATAAGTTGATTATAACATTTTTAGGAGGTACAAAATGAGTTGGAAAAAACTAATGCTTGGCGACTTAGAACACACGTTTACTAGTCGTGATGGCAAGGAAAAAACAAGCGTTGAATTTGAAGGCGGTGTATTACCAGCTCTGTTAGTGCTAGGTGGTATCACTTGGCTGATTGCTTGGTTTATTACAAAATAAAAACTCCCCAAAAGGAGTGGAAAGGAGGGAAGGCATGGAAAAAATTAAATACGGTGTACTAGGTTCTTCCAAGATATTTCACACAAGAAAATCTGCTCTCACTCATGCAAATCTTTTAGGATATCCTCGTAGTGCGGTTTTTTTGATAATTCCACAGGGAATGACGCAGAAAATGATTGATAAGGTGAATTAACATATCCTGCTTTATTAGCTTTAAATAGTTTTTTCTTTTTAGCTACTTTAAAAGCAACAAAGAGTCTATCTGTGATTTCAGACGTTTGTATGATTAAATCCATCCTTGTCATACTGTGGGCTTTTAATACTCCACAATCTGCCTCTGGAACCTCGATAAGGATTGTATTGCCATCAGGCTGTACTGCGGCTATAGCCTCTCTACCTGTTAAATCGTTAATTATATTATTTTGCTTTTGGTAATAATGCTGATATTTTCTGTTTTTATCAAAAACAATCAAGTCGAAGTAGCTTACATCAACATTAGAAGGATTGATGATTTTAATGTTAGCTCTTAATGTACCATTTGGATTATATATGCTTTCACCGTTGTCTAAAATAACGCTCAAAATCCAATCTGAAACAGGAGCAGCAATTAACTCGACTTGTAAGTTATTTCTTCGGTAGTTTGAATAAGATAGAAACAGAGCTATTAAAGCTATCCAATTTTTTATTAGATATTCACTTGTAAACTTAAAAACACACAATAAAAAATTAAAAAAATTCATTTCAACCTCGCAATTTTTATTTAAATTATACCACAGAAAATTTTAAAGCTATGTTGTTTTGGATAATTCCAAATTAGAAAGGGGGTGGGGGAATGACGAAAATGACATTGAAAATGCTTAGGGTTTCGAAGAATTGGAACCAAGAAACAGCAGCTAAAAAACTAAAAATTTCAGTTTCGAAATTAAGCAATTGGGAAAATGCAAAAACATTTCCAGATGCTATTGAAATAAATAAAATTGAAAAACTATACGATGTCAATTACTCTGATATTATTTTTTTACCAACAAAACACGGTTTAACCGTGTAAAATGATAGACAACTCACCACTAGAAAGGATAAAAGAAAAAATGCTACTAACAGCAGCACTTATTTTGATTTTACTAACGAATATCGCTATCTTAACTATTATTGTCAAAATGGGGAAAGAATAACTGATTTATAGAAAGGACACACAATGGAAATTAAAGATATGAAAGTAAGTGTCGATGTAAGGATTAAACTAAGTAATTCCGAAGCATTCAGAGAGATGGTACGTGAATTCAACACAAAGGCTCACGAACTAAGTTTAATAGCCCATGAACTTGAGATGTTTGTGTTTGAAGGTGAAATCGAAAATCGAGTTTTATCAGATGATTGCAATGAACAATCAGATCTTGCCTGAAATATAGAAAGGGACCACATGAGACCAAAGCGATATCCGTATCAAAAAAATAAATTAATTATCCAGTCGAAAAACGCAAAGACAAAAATTGAATTAGATAGCGGAAAAATAACTATCAATGCTGAAGAAATCAAGGTTGGTGATTTAGCAAACGAAATTTCAAAAGTGCAACTAGCTAATAAAGAAATAGCTGAAACTATCGGTCAAGATAAAAAGTCTACTGAAACAGTAGACTCTAGGATTTCACAACTTGAAAAAGAGGTCGAAGGATTGAAAGGAGTTGTTGGAACAGCATATCGACTTGCTACAGAGACTTATCATCGAATTTCCAAACAATCTTCTACCTCAGTAACTGAGTAGCCGTTGTTCTGAAGTTCCTGGATTATTTCGTCTTTAGGAATTTTAAACTCCTTAGGATATATATAAGCAACATAGTCTGTTCTGATTGGATCTTCAAATACATATTTTAAAACAGTATCGATAGTATCCCAATCTTTGTAAACTTTTTGAATTTCATTCTTTGGAGTTAATTTACTCATAACCTTCCCTCCTTTCCATAATTTTTGAATATAACGGTGAGAGGTCATATTCAAATAAATTATATCAGAAAGGAACGAAAGACACAACATATAGTTATGAATACAAAAACAAAACACAATATGTTGATTTTTCAATGTAGATTATGTGGGAAAAAATTGAACAATTGATGATTGAGAGAAATCTCAATATGAACAAATTAGCAAAATTGACAGGGATTCACAAAAGCCACTTTAGCGATTTGAAAAGTGGAAGAATTAAACATCTGTCATGGCCGAACATGGTCAAGCTATCTACAGGATTAAAAGTCAGCTTGGACGAATTTAAATAACAAAAAAGTCCGACGGGAATCGGACTCTAAACAAACTTTAATTTACTTAATTATACCACGAAAGAGGTGATAAATCCATGCAATCGCAACTTACTTACGATCTACTCAAAAAGCAGATAGCAGAAGAACTTTTTGATGAGTTTAAGGAGCTCATACAAGAAAAAGATTTAGCGAATCGGTGGGTCAACCAAACAGCACTCGTCAATGAATACGGCTACTCATGGCAAACTATAAAACGCATGGAGAGCTATGGCCTTAAATCTTTTAAAAACGGTAAAGACAAAATGTACTGTCTTGCTGATGTTAACGAAATTAAACACTTAATGAAACAATAAGCGCTGGGGAGTGCTAGAGGAGAAACAACATGAAACTATTAGATTTTATTTTCGCAAAACCAAAAAAACAGGAAGAAAAACCAAAATGGACAATTGAAAACAACGGTTGGGAAGCTAATGCACGTAGATATAACCAAAAGCACGGTTTACCTGCTAAACAAATTTGGTAGGAAACACATAGTCCTTTGACAACTGAATATGGGTGCGTTGAGAAATATTTAAAAAAGTTTGATTTAGGGGTTGACTTATGTATCCACATAATGATATTATATATTTGTGGATACGAAAGGAGGAAATATGACCACTACCAAAAAACTTGGTCGTCCAACTTCTAATCCTAAGTCTCATAGCAAAAGACTGAGAATGACAGACGAAGAAGTACAAAAATTAGAATATTGTACTAAACAAACTGGAAAAACTCAGACAGATGTTTTGATGCTAGGCTTAGATAAGGTCTATCAAGAGCTAAAAAAATAGCGTATAATCCGCCATCGCCAAACTTTGGATTACACGCTATCGACCGACCTGAAAACAGGTACACAAATATATTATCATGTGTACCCTTTTCAGTCAACCTGACAAGGGTATTTTTTGCGCCCTTGTTGTTTAGATAAGGGTTTTTATTGTACCCAAAAATAGGAGGAACACAATGGATAATTCAAAACTAGAAAATCATCAAAAAGTAACGGTAGTCTGTACAGATTTTAATGTCTATTTGAATGGAATACGACTTACTGGAGCTAGACCAGAAACCGCTAAATTAGCTGAGAGATGCGGAGAGAAACTCATTACACTAAGTCTAGTAGTTACAGATTTTGATGACCATAGAACACCTAAGATGGCGGATATGGCAAAGGAGGCTGAGATGGCTAATAAAACATTGGACTGGGAGAAAAAGCATTTCTATAAATCTAATAAATAATGTATCTCAGAGCGTTATAGATTGATTCTGGATTTTGCGAAACTCCAAATTCATTAAGCCATTCGATAACCTCGGTTTCTACCTGCCCGATATATCCAAGAAAATACATGCCTTTTGGTGTCAGACCGTCAATTGTATATATTCGTCTATCTAATCTCGGCATTTCTGTGGCAGTAACTAAATCTTGTTGGATCAAACAATCTAGGGTGTAAAAAATAATTTCTTCAACTTCTCGATAAGGGTATTGAGAATATATCCTTTTTCCTTCTTCTGTTGCAATAAGGTATTGAAGTAAATCTACACCCGTATCCAACTTATGATATCCGATGGCTTCAAGTGAATTTTTGTATAAAGAATAGTAATCAATCATACACTTCTCCAAGTATTTTATTTTAAATATAACAAAATAGTAAGAGGAAAACAATATGGCTAAAATTTACACACTAACTGAAGAAGAATTGAATGAATTAGTAGCTGAACGCATGAAACAAGCGAAAGAAAAACGCACACCGCAAGGGCTATTCAAAGATGTCAGCTTTGATGATGAATTGATTCCAATCAATGAAAAATATCCAAAAGTACTCAAGAAATTAAATCGTGAACGTGCTTATAAACCAGAAAAACACGTCTTCAATCAGACACCAAAAGTTTTTGGTGTGGACAACGATATTAGTTATAGCAAAATTACAACACATGACGTACACAACCATATTCGTTTGCTTGTCCTAAATGTCTTTGGTAAAAGTCAAAATAAGGAAGTATTGCCCGAGGAATACGACCAAGCAATAGAACTTTACAATCAATTAAAAGAGTGGTTTGTGTCTAGCTATGATAAGCGATTAGAGGGATTGGTGCTAGAAGATGATTAAAAAATTCTGCGTTAACTACTTACTAAAACAGATTGACAAAAGCAAACTAGAAACAAGAGATAAAGCGAAGTTGAACCACTTTATCACACTAGTGGACTACAAGTTGGGAGGATAAATGGCACAGAAATCAAAAACAAAAATCTATTATTGGCTGAAATTTGATAAGCATTTTTTTGACAATTTATTTATTAAAAGGCTTTTAAGAAATTTCCCTGGCGGTTCGGAAATGATTGTTATTTACATCAGGCTCATGTTAGAAGCTATTGAGAATGATTGCATCATTGATTACGAAGGAACTTTTGATAATTACGCAGAAGAACTAGCTCTTCGTCTTGAAACTTCAGAAGAACAGATAAATATGGCTTTAGCATATTTTGTGAAATGTGGAGTCATTCAGGTTGATGATGGTGGTAACACCCATTATCCGCAAGCAAAGGCCTTGTTGGGGCAGGAAACAAACTGGAATAGATACAAGAAAAAACAAGCAGAATTGGAAAAATTCCAACTACTTTCCAACCAAGTTCCAACAGAGATAGAGAAAGATAAAAAGATAGATATAAATATAGATATAAAGTCAGAAGTAGAAGAAGAGATAAAAGATTCATCTTCTGCTGCTAATGTAAATAACTTAAAAATTATATCTGATTATTTTCAACAAGAAATTGGCATCTTATCTCCGAATCAGTTTGAGCAGTTGTCAGACTATATCACCATCACAAAAATGGAAGTGGATGTTGTTAAGGAAGCGATAACGAGAGCTGCTGACAATTCTAAACGTTCTTTTGGATACGTTAACTCTATATTGCGAAATTGGAGACAAAACGGAATCCTTACGATGGTTAAAGTTGAAGAAGAACAAAGGCAATTCCAATATAGAAAATCTAAACAAGAAGAGGTATCGGAATATGATACTTGGTGACGAAGACGCACTTACTAAAATCGCTATATCTTATCAACAAAACACCAAGAAACAAGATGCTGTCTGTGAAAAACACGGTTGTAGGTACATCACAGTCCTTAAGACTGGTTTGACAGTATGTCCAGATTGTCACAGAGAAGAATTAGACAATCAAAACACTTTGCACGTCCAAAAGCAATATGAGAGAGAACTTGAAAACAAGCGACTGTACTATCTCAAAAAATTATCAATTATGGACGACGAGTTGGAAAATGCATCATTTGACAATTTTAGGGCTGATACGGCTAAACACAAAGAGGTGCTTTATTGGGCAAAGACAATGGCTAACGATTGGTTTAGTGGTGGTAAGGGAAACATCATCATGACTGGCAAAGCAGGACGAGGCAAAAGTCATTTAGCTTATAGCATCATTAGGGGATTGTCTGATAAAACGAAAAAATTAGGCTTGCTTGTAAATGTCACTGACTTACTGTCAGAGATAAAGCGAGACTTTAGCAAGGAAGCATTTTGGATGGATAAGCTAAAAGATGTCGATTATCTGGTGCTAGATGATCTAGGTGCCGAAAAAGTTAGTGACTGGTCCACAAGCATTATTTACAGCTTGCTTAACAAGCGCACAAACACAATCATTACTACCAATCTGACACCTGCCGAAATTAGAAAAATTTATGGAGAGAGAATTGCATCCCGTATCAGAAAAGGCTGCGACAAAAGTCATATCATGGAATTTGATGGCATGGAGGACGAAAGGATGAAGCTATGGAATTGACACTAACAACATTTTTCGGGCTATCCGAGGAACATGCGGCAAAAATCATGGCGCTAGATGAAGATGTCCGAACAAAGAAAATTGAAGAATTGAGAGCATGGAGAGAGTGCTCAAAAGTCACGTTTTAGGAGAGATTTAATATGGTAATGCCACTAGATGAGTTAGAAAAAAGAATATTTTGTTATTTGCCGATAGGAAGTAATATGATGGTTAATTCAAAGGAAATTTGTCGAACATTTGACATCAAAGACCCGAAAACCTTGAGAGACATTATCCACGGAATGGTAATGAAAGGCTATTTGATAGGTTCTAGCCGTCGAAAAGGCGGAGGGTACTATCTAATTGACAACGATGATGAGCGTGCAGAAGCTATCAGCTCACTTGAAAGTCAAGTTAGAAAAGAACAAAAGCGGATAAACATTTTAAAAAACGGAAACTTGAACGAATTCGTAGAAATAGCTAACGAGGTGCGAAATGGTTGGAATCAGAATTAACGGTGAGCTCGTAACCTTTGATAGCAATTTTAGAGATGCGCTTATCTTTACGATTGACTGTCTTAGAGGCAGCGAAGAACCTACGCTAAAACAGACTTATCAAACCTTTAAAGACTACACAGACGAAGACTTGATGGACTACATCGAGACGGAATTTGATGTATGGCCAGAGCTAATCGTTAATCGCAAGATTGACAGCAAGTGGTCCACTAAACAACACATTTTGGATGATTAAAATACAGAAAGAGGAAATAACATGGCTTATTTATATGAACTTGAGGGAATCGCCGCTTATCTGGAAAGTTTAGATTTAGACGACGAAACCTTTCAAAATACGCTTGACAGCATTGATTTTCAATCAGACTTAGAAAATACCATTGAGTATTTTGTCAAAATGTTAAAAAATGCTCAAGCTGACGTCGAAATGTATAAAGCCGAAAAAGAAGCTTTTTACAAAAAGCAAAAGCAAGCAGAAGCAAAAGTGGAAAAATACAAAGAGACAATCAGGCGTGCAATGGAATTGAGCCAAAAGAAAAAAGTTGACGCTGGAATGTTTAAGGTGTCTTTGCGAAAAAGCAAAAAAGTAGAGATTTTGGACGAAACAAAAATTCCTCTTGATTACATGCAAGAAAAAATTGAATACAAACCAATGAAATCTGAGATCTCGAAAGCTTTGAAATCTGGAATTGATATATCTGGAGTTGAACTAATCGAAACAGAAAGTTTGCAGGTAAAGTAAATGAGGAAATCAGAAAGTATAACAGAATATGCTAAAGCCTTTTGTAAAGCTCAGCTAGAGGTAAAGCAACCACTAAAAGATAAAGACAACCCCTTTTTCAAAAGCAAATACGTGCCTTTAGAAAACGTGACGGAAGCGATTACAAAAGCCTTTGCTAATAACGGGATATCTTTTTCGCAGGATCCAACAACAAACACAGAAAACGGTTATATCGATGTCGCAACGCTAGTCATGCACACGAGTGGCGAATGGGTGGAATACGGACCTTTAAGTGTTAAACCAACAAAAAATGATGTACAAGGAGCTGGTTCGGCTATCACTTACGCAAAACGCTACGCACTATCAGCAATTTTTGGGATAACAAGCGATCAAGATGATGACGGCAATGAAGCTAGCAAACCCAACAAAACAAATCAATCGCAAAAACCAACAAATAAAACGTCAAAAGGGGCAAGTTTCCAAACCCCGAAAATCAGCAATATCCAAGTAGAGACTTATAAATCTGATTTAAGCGATATTGCAAAAGCCACAAATCAAAATGTCGAAGAGCTAACAAAATGGCTAACAGATACCTTAAAAGTTAAATCACTGGAAGATTTACGCACAGAACAGATTGTATCGACTGATGATTTGATTAATAAATTAAAAAAGAGAGCAGGGCAAAAAAATGATTAACAACATTGTGCTAGTTGGTCGCATGACCAAGGACGCAGAGCTTCGCTATACAGCGAGTCAAGTAGCTGTAGCTACGTTCACACTTGCGGTAAACCGCAGATTTAAAGAGCAAAACGGGGAGAGAGAAGCAGATTTCATTAACTGTGTTATCTGGCGACAGTCTGCTGAAAATCTGGCAAACTGGGCTAAAAAAGGTGCCTTGATCGGAATTACAGGTCGTATCCAGACACGCAACTACGAAAACCAACAAGGTCAACGTGTCTATGTAACAGAAGTTGTTGCAGAGAGTTTCCAAATGTTGGAAAGTTGCAATCAACAATCTGGTCAAGGTAACTCTTCGCAAAACGATAACAGTCAACCGTTTGGCAATTCAAACCCAATGGATATTTCAGATGATGATCTGCCGTTTTAAATGATATGGCTAACAGATATAGACAAAGGATATATGCGGTCTACGACGGAGACTCTTTTGTAGATGTTGGCACAAAGCATGAGCTAGCAGAAAGACTTGGTGTTACCGCTGACACAATAGTTTTTATAGCGTCGCCAGCTCATAAAAAGAGGAGACCAGATGGCAGACACGCAGAGTTTATAGGATACGAAGACGAATTGGAGGAGTAGTGGTTAAGTTTATAATACCGATTGAGCCAAAACCGCAAAAACGCCCACGCTTTAGCAGATGGAGTGGAGCTTACGAGGATGGAGATATGATGGCATGGCGGAAGCAGGTCACAGACTATGTTAAAAACAATTACGAAGGGCCTTATTTTGACGACGGTTTAAAAGTTGATGTTACTTTTTATCTAAAAGCACCAGAATTGGTGTCTAAAAAGCCGTCAGAGCGTGCCAAAGATAAGACTAAACAAAAGTATCAGGATTATATAAATGAGCTCTTATATGTGCCAAAGAAGCCCGATTTGGACAACCTTGAAAAAGCAGTCTATGACAGCATATCAAAATCAGAGGTTGTGTGGACAGATGACAACATCATTGTCGAGCACACTACACGTAAGCTGTATAGCCCAAATCCCAGAATCGAGGTAAAAATAAACGAATTATGACACTAGTAGATGATTTTTACAAACAAATGGAGCCGTCAATTAAAGCGTTTTTAGACGATAACATTACCATCGCAGATAAAGAAGAAGCTGACAGAGTCTATAGATCTGTCAAATGCTATAAAAAACTAAACAGATTGCCGCCGCCTGATGTATTGGAGTGGTTCCAACGAATCTACACGACAGAGGAAATGATAATGTTAATCAAGCAGTCTTACCGCCTTAAACAAAAAAAGACAGATGAGGATGACAAGATTTACGAAAAGTGGATGTTTAAAAACTACGGTGACGTTAAGCTCGTTAAAAAAATCAAACGCATAAACGCATTAGCTAAGGCTCGGGAGATGGGTCTATGAAAAGACACAGACAGTGGCATAACGATATTAAATATACACCTAGATCTTACGATAATCTGTTGCCTTACGATATATCAGAGCTGTTAATAGCTCACGGATGCAAAATAAAGATGTCTGATGAGGTTTTAGCAGACAAGATAGGTATTTATACTTGGCAATTAAAAGCGCTCTTAGAACGCAGAATATTGCCAAATGAGAGCGTGTGTAAATTGATTATAAATTTTTTGAGAGAGGTGGAGAGATGCTGACGGAAGATACGTTTAAAAAAATTGAGGAGCTTGAAGCTGCTTGTCAGGATACGACAGATAACATTAAAAAACCATCACACTATCAAGGCAGGCATGGCATGGAAGCAATCGATGTGGTTAAAAACTTTTCAGCTTGTCCAGAGCACGAGGAAGGTTTTTACTGGGGCAATGCTGTTAAGTACCTTTTGCGGTATCACGCTAAAAATGGTGTTGAAGACCTTAAAAAAGCACGGCAGAACCTTGATTGGTTAATCGAAAAGTTGGAGGAAGTGGAATGAAGAAACCAAATCGCTATCCGTACAGTAAATCAAAATTTAATGGTTGTATTTACCAGTTGCATTCAGCCAGCTTTAAAGATGAACAATATGTTGAAGATTTAAAATCATGCGGCATACATTATCAAATTACAAAAATTGGTTATTTTCCTGATATTTTTATAAAAATTGATAATCTCGAACAATTACAAATATTAATAGATAAAACAGGACACGATTTAATACTTAGTAAAGACCAAATTTGGATTTATGATGACTATATGGAATGAGGAGTAATAATGATACCAAAATTTAGGGCATTTAATAAAAAGACCAAAAAAATGTATAGCATTGATGGCTTTAAATCAAGTGAACGCAAAATATACAGATGCAGCTTAGCAGATGATGAGTTTCGCTCTGGTCGCTTA